ATGTCTTATGTAGTAAAATTTGTTGACCCTAGACAATTCTATGTTAATAAGAAAAGACTTAGTAGAGTTTTCAGAGGTTCTAAAGGTCAAATGTTACAGGATGCATTATTAGACGAAGCAAACTTCCAACCCGAAGAATTTGATTTATGGGAAGGTACTGAAACAACAAATCATCAATTCATTTGTCCCAATTGGTCAGTGAATAGATTTATGGATTACGTTGTCAACACTGCAAACTCAGAAGTAAGTGAAGGATGGAAAAACTCAATGTTTTTCTATCAGACTCTTAATGGTGGATTTAGATTTGGTTCAGTAGAAGGAATGATGCAAAGAGAATTCCCAATTGAGTTTACCTTTAAACCGACTCAGAGTAATTTGGAAACAGACCAAACTGATTTGAATGCTCCAGGCGGTCTCAATAGTGTTATACTCAATTACTATAAACCCCAAGAGTTTGATACACTTGCTGGATTGATTGGTGGTGCATATGGTTCATCTATGAAAATATATGACCCAGTTAGAAAACTAGAAGAAGACATTATTTACGATTATCAAGAATCAATGTCTAAAGGTCAGAAACATGTCTCAGGCTTTCCATTGATAATAACAGATGATGAAGAAGTTATGTTATCTGCTAACAATCAGATGGACGAAAGGGAAGCACCAAGTATAATTGAACTTGATGTAGACCTTGCAATGAACAAAGCATTTGAAACTAAAGTGGAATATGGATACACGTCAAACCACTCCTTTGATAATGCAGATGATATTTCAACCGATGAAATTTTTAGTGGAAGTAAAAACAAAGACAATGCAAGATTAGAAAGAAGTGCTTTACTAGAAATTTTAGAACAACATAAAATAATTGTAACGATACCATTAAGAACAGATATCTCAGTAGGGACAGTTATTAAATTAAACATTCCAAATGCAGAAACAATAGATGGTAACGTTAGTGACACGTTGAATGATGATAGATATCTAATAACCGACCTTAGTTGCAACATAGACATAGGTACTGCAACAGGGGTAATGCATTTAGAGTGTGCAAAAGAAAGTTACACAATGAAGGTTGTGGATGCGCCAGGTTTAGCAGATAGTGATAAATCACCGAAGGAGATATAATGGATTACTTTTATGGTATAGTTGAAGATAGACAAGACCCTTTAAAGATAGGTCGAGTACGTGTACGTATACATGGAATCCACACTGATAATAAACAATGGATTGCAACACCCGACTTACCTTGGTGTCAAGTAATTCTGCCTACAACTGCAGCTGGACTCTCGGGTATAGGAACTCAACATGGACTTATAGAAGGTTGTACAGTATTTGGATATTACAGAGATGGTGATTTAAAACAAGACCCTATCATTCTTGGAACGTCAGCAGGTATTCCACAAAAAGGTTATAAAGAAACTGTAACCGATGAACAGGTTAGTAGGTCAGTTGAAAGAGGTTTCAATGACCCAAGAAAATTAACCGTTGCAGATTATAATGATACACCCGATGGGCCTAATCCAAAACAAGATGTTAGACGAGGATTCGGAATAACAACTGCATTAGATACTGCACCAAAAACACCAAAAGAAATTACAGTCATGTATGATGCAACTGGTTCTAAGATTACAGAGACAGAACTTACTGAAAGTGATTTACCCTTCTATCCATTATACACCGACCAATCCGATTTGTCAACCTTTGCAAGAGGAACACTCAAAACTGGAACTTTATATGACCATAAATTATCAGACAATCTAGAGGGATTCCTAGACAGTGCAGAGGAACCAGTCTATCCATACAATAAAGTTACTCAAACAGAGTCGGGTCATTTAATAGAATTAGATGACACTCCAACTAAAGAAAGAATTAATTTACATCATAGGTCGGGAACGTTTCATGAGATACATCCCGATGGTTCAGAAGTTTCTAGAATAGTTAATGACCACTATCAAGTAGTATGTAAGGATGACAAGATTTACATAGCTGGTAATGCAGATGTAACCGTAGAGAAAGGTAACGTAACTATCAATGTCAATACAGGTAATGTAACAACAAACATATTGAAGGGTGATATGACCACAACAGTATCAGAAGGAAATGTTCTTACAACAGTATCAAAAGGTAATGTCAATCTAGATGTGACCGAAGGTAACGTAGATGCACAGATTGGTGGAACACTAAACGCAGACGTAGTGGGTAACACTACATTCACTTCACCAACTACAAAAATGACTACAAATCTAACAGTTGACGGTACGGTTCATATCACTGGAGCTCAGACTAATAAGAAATCTATAGTTGCAGATGGCGAGATACAAACTAAGAAAGGTAATAAACCTAAGCTTTCATCTCATACACATAAAACAACTGTGAGTGGTGGTTCTAGTTCGGGAACATATAGTTCCGTTAAACCAAGTTAGTAATAAGTAAGCGAGTATAAATAGATACATGGCAAAGACACTAATAAATAACGGAAAAACAGTTGCAACAAAAAATATCTATGCCGATATGGATATTACAATGAAACCACATCCTGTTACTGGTGACATTACAACCAAAACAGATACAGATGCAATTCGTAGAGCAGTAAGAAATATAGTTCTTACCAACAAATATGAAAGACCTTTCAAGCCAAACTTTGGTGGTTCTATTAGAAATATGTTGTTTGAATTGGACACAGATAGAAAGGTAAACAGAATGAAGTCTACTATGAAAAAAGTAATAGAGACTTTCGAACCAAGAGTCAAAAATGTTGTAGTATTGTTTGGCGAGGTTGAGAGAAACGAGATGGACGTAACCATCTTTTATAACATAACCGACGGTGTAAAAAACCAAGATTTAACATTCACCGTAACGAGGGCAAGATAAGATGGCAACAAATAGTTCACAAATAAACGTCACAGATTTAGACTTTGATTCAATTGCAGAAAATCTAAAAAATTATTTAAAGGGTCAAAACCAATTTAAAGATTATGATTTTGAAGGGTCAAATATGTCGGTCTTGATTGACCTTCTTGCATACTCATCACACATTGGTGCAATCAATACAAACATAGCAGCTTCGGAATTATTCCTAGACTCTGCACAAATGAGAAAGAATGTAGTATCTCGTGCAAAGGATTTAGGATTCATTCCAGCGTCTGAATCAGCTTCTGAAGCAACAATCGATGTTGCATGTTCTAATGTAATTAATGCAAATGGAACATCTCCTACAACTGCAGAAATGCAATTGTTAAGAGGAACAGTATTTCAGACAGTATATGATGGAACTAATTATAATTATGTAGTGACATCAACAGTAAGACCTAGTCAGAATGGAACTACTTACAATTACACGGACGTAAACCTTGTACAAGGAACTTATGCAACAGACATATACATCTTTGATTCTCAAATTGCAAATCCAAAATTCGTATTATCAAATCCAAGGGTTGACAAATCTAAGGTAAGTGTTACAGTTACATCAAATGGTATTACAGACACATATGCATTGTCAACAAACATTTCATCAATTAATACAACCTCTAAAGTATATTATACACAAGAGAATGAAGAAGGATATGTTGAATTGTATTTTGGTGATGGTGTTCTTGGTGCAGCTCTTAAAGACGGTGATTCAATTTCAGTAACCTATATTGTGGTAGATGAAAATCATGCAGATGGAGCTAATCAATTCTCAATGGTGGGAAGTATCAATGGATTCTCAGACATAAGAACTACAAGAGTTATTGCATCCACAGGTGGTGCAGAAAAAGAATCAATAGACTCAATCAAATTTAAAGCAACAAAGTTCTATACATCTCAGAACAGACTGGTAACACTGAATGACTACAAAGCAAAGGTCAGTGAGTATTACCCGAACGCAGATGCAGTTGCAGTATGGGGTGGTGAAGACAATGACCCGCCTGAATATGGAAAGGTGTTCATTGCGCTAAAACCTAAGAACTCAGACTATCTATCAGATACAGAAAAGGCTGCAGTACAAACAAAACTAAATGCATTAAATATGATGACAGTAAGACCTACCATTATAGATGCAGACATAGTTAAAATTTTAATAACATGTGTGTTCAAATACAATGAGAATGCAACACAATACTCTAACGGAGAATTGGTGACATTAGTAACAAGTTCAATCAATACATTCGATAATACTAACCTTGCAAACTTTGATGCAGTATTCAGACATTCAAATCTTGTTAAGGCAATCGATGAAACAGATAGTGCAATTCTATCTAACACATGTAATATCAGATTAAGAAAAAGAACTACTATAAAGACTGGACAAGAAACAGGTTATACAAGTTCTTTTGGTAATGCATTTTATAATCCAAACATTGGATATAATGCAGCGGGTGGTGGTATCACCCAAACAACAGGTTTCTATACTCAAGGGGATGCAACTAACCTTCATTATTTCGATGATGATGGTAACGGTATTCTAAGAAGGTACTACTTATCAAGTGGTGCCAGAGTTTATTTGGATAATACAGCTGGTTTAGTGGATTATACAAATGGGAAAATAACAATCAATGCCATCAATATTACTTCAACGAGTAATACTGATTCAACGATTGATTTCACAGTTATCCCAGCAGGTAATGATGTGGTCGCAAACTTAGGTAACTTAGTTGACATTGACCCTCTAGATGTTAAGGTAACAGGTGAAGTAGACACCATTGCAAGTGGTGAGTCGAGTGCTGGAGTTGGTTATTCATCAACATCAACCTCGTCATATTAATTATGCATAGAGTGGTCTAAGACTGTAGGTTCAGTGCTTAGAGTAGCATTCCTCGAAAGGGGTTTTAATTAAATTAGTCAATTTTAGGAGAAATAAAAATGGCAGATAAGAAAATAACAGCTTTAACAGCAGTTGCTGATTCAGAAATCGGTGCTGATGATTTATTGCACATTGTAGACAACCCAGGCGGAACTCCTGTAAACAAAAAGATGACCATTGGTCAGATGTTTGAAAACATTCCAACTCACTTAGCAGTAGATGATATTGCTACATTGACAGCTTCAGCATCAAACCTTGCAT